TACAAGCATCATTTACACAAGTTTTTGAGCCGACGCCATGAGCACCATCGTCACACGAGCTGGTAAGGGTAGTCCGCTGACCCACAACGAAGTTGATGCCAACTTCACAAATCTTAATACCGACAAGGCTGGTTACATCACTGGCGAAGGTGGCACTGTTACGCAAGCCACCAGCAAGAGCACTGCGGTAACGCTCAACAAGAAGTGCGGCCAGATCACAATGAACGCTGCATCCCTGGCAGCGGCTACCACCGTAAGCTTCACGCTGACCAACAGCACCATCGTGGCAACAGATCTACTGGTGCTTAACCACGTAAGCGGCGGCACCGCTGGTTCGTACTTGCTGAACGCTCAAGCAGCAGCCGGTTCCGCTTCCGTCAACGTCCGCAACATAACTGCTGGTTCCTTGGGTGAAGCCATCGTGATTGGTTTTGCAGTTGTCAAGGCTGTAACTGCATAATCAATGGCATACGTCGTAACCGGCTACTGGGTCGCTGGTTATGCAACTAGCGACAGCACTACTGAATTAGCCAGTGCGTTACAGGAGATCGCACCTGGCGCATTGATTGAATTATTTCAACTTGAATTAAATGTGTCTCAGCATGGGATAGCAGAAACGTACTATTTTCACGCCGGTACGAATGCCAATAACTACGGCCAAGTGGTATGGAATGGCCAAGCGTATATGGCGTTACCAATTGAGGTAGAAGGTTTTGAATACAGCAGTCAAGGCACCTTGCCGCGTCCCAAGATGCGGATCAGCAATATCCTTGGCACCATTACAACGTTGATCCTGACACTGCCAGAAGGCTTGGAAGGCGCCAAATTCACGCGCATCAGGACGCTAGGCAGGTTTCTCGATGCAGCAAATTTTCCGTCTGGCAATGCCAATGCTGATCCTCTGGCTGAATTTCCACGTGAGGTTTATTTTGTAGATCGCAAGTCAGCCGAAAACCGTGACGTTGTGGAGTTTGAACTTGCCAGCATGTTTGACATGGCTGGTATCCGAGCGCCAAAACGGCAGTGCATTACCCGTTGCCAATGGGTTTACCGATCTACTGAATGTAGTTATACGGGAACTAATTATTTCAACGTTAGTGATGTTTCCGTGGGCAATGCAAATCAAGATGTTTGCGGCAAACGAGTTGACAGTTGTAAAGCACGATTTGGCGCAAAAGCAGTATTGCCATTTGGCGGATTTCCAGGTATTGGAACTTACTTTGCATGACTTGGCATGATGCTGCATTGGAACATGCGCAGGTTGAGGATCCACGGGAGGCTTGTGGTGTTGTCGTAATCATCAAAGGCCGCAAACGTTATTGGCCATGCCGCAACCTTGCCACACACCCTGAACAGATGTTTGTGCTGGCGCCAGAGGACTATGCCGCAGCTGAGGATGCTGGCGAAATCGTTGCCATTGTCCACAGCCATCCAATATCACCAGCCATTGCTAGCGAGGCTGACAAGGTGGCCGCAGAAGCCAGCAAACTGCCTTGGCACATCGTCAACCCCAAAACCAAAGCGTGGGATACCTACACGCCATGCGGCTACAAAGCGCCATTGATTGGCCGTCAATGGGTATGGGCAGTGCAGGATTGCTGGACACTGGCGCGTGATTGGTACGCCGAGCAAGGCATCGTGTTGCGTGACTGGGAACGGCCACTAGATCCAGCCGATTTCCTTGCCGCACCAATGTTTGATGGCTGCTGGGCCGCAACAGGATTCCGTGAACTTCAAGAAGACGAGGAATTAGAAGTCGGTGACTTGCTGCTGATGTCAATCAATGCACCAGGCTTGAACCATTGCGCCGTGTACATCGGTGACGGTATGGTGTTGCATCACATCCAAGGTCGCCTTAGCAGTAGGGACATGTACGGCGGATGGTTGGCTAAAGTAACTGGAAGGAGGTTGCGTCATGCTCCGTAAGATCAAGCTCTACGGGCAGTTGGCCAAGTTCATTGGCAGGCGTGTGCTCGAAGCTGACGTGGCCACTGCGGCTGAAGCAGTGCGGATGCTGGTGGCCAATTTCCCTGGCCTTGAGCAACACATGGCCGATAATTACTATCGCGTGACGGTTGGCAATTACGATTTAACCCTGGACGAAATCCATGATCCAGCCGGTCAACAGGACATCAAGATCATGCCGGTGATTGCGGGCGCTGGTGGAAAAGGATTGTCAATTGGGACAATTCTTCTTGGTGTCGCTTTAGTTGCCTTGGCATTCGTTCCGGGTATTGGCATTGGCCTACAAACAGTTGCAGGTCAAGCAGCGGCAGGATTTACAGCGGCGGGCAAAGTTTTATTAACACTTGGAGCAACACTTGCCTTGACTGGCATTGCACAACTTATCACACCAGTAACAAAAACTTCACAGGGTTCGGGTAGTGATAACGACCCAAGAAAAACATATAACTTCTCCGGCATCCAACAAACATCACGGCAAGGTGTGCCAGTACCTTGCGTCTACGGCCTCACATTGGTCGGCAGCGTAACTATCTCTGCTGGTACTGACACCGTGCAGGTAAAAGCATGACAATTATCGGCGCAATGGGTGGCGGTGGTAAAGGCGGTGGCGGCAGCAGTCGCACACCAAACACTGCGCCAGATAGTCTCGATTCAAGACAGTATGCCAATGTCATTGACCTAATTTCCGAAGGTGAAATTGAAGGCCTTGCCGACGGTTTTAAGTCAATTTTCCTCAACAATACTGCGCTTCAAAATGCTGATGGAACGTATAATTTTCAAGACGTTGAAATCTATACTCGCAATGGTACACAGAACCAAGCCTACATACCGTTAAGTTCTGGTGTTGAAGACGAAAAGCCTGTTGGCCTAACGGTTGTCAAGGCTGTGCCACAAGTGCGCACCATCACCGATGTTGATGTTGATGCGGTTAGGGTCACCATTGCAATCCCATCACTTCAAAAAATCAACAGCAAAAATGGCGATACGCTTGGCGCAAATGTACGGCTACAAATTTCCGTGCAATATCAAGGTGCTGGATATACGCTTAAAGTTGACGATACCATTACAGGTCGCACAGCCGACGAATATCGCAAGGATTATTTAATTGAACTAGCACGTCCAAATCCAAGTGATGTTGTAGACATTAAAGTTACTCGCGTTACCGATGACAGCACGGAGTCACTGCTAACCAATGCTTTCAGTTGGAGTAGCTATACAGAGATTGTATGGGCAAAAGTAACTTACGCCAACAGCGCATTGGTTGGTTTGCGTGTCGATGCAGAACAGTTTAATAGCATTCCAACGCGTAGTTACTTGGTCAAAGGCATCAAGGTTCAAATCCCAAGTGGTGCAACAGTCGATTCAGCCACTGGGCGCATCATCTACCCAGCCAATTTTGTCTGGAACGGCACCTTTTCAGCTGCCACCTGGACATCGTGCCCCGCGTGGATTCTGTGGGACTTACTAACCAGTCCACGGTACGGATTTGGTAATCATATTGCTGCATCGCAGCTCGATAAGTGGGCATTTTTTGCCGCCAGTAAATACTCAAACGCTTTGGTTGATGATGGTTTTGGTGGTCAGGAAGCGCGATTCAGTTGCAACACCTCGATTCAAACCGCAGAAGAGGCTTACAAACTTGTCAATGACTTGCTGTCGGTTATGCGCTGCCAGGCGTTTTGGAGTACTGGGAGTCTGACCATTGCGCAGGATGCGCCATCAGATCCGGTGTACCTATTCAACCAAGCCAACGTAACGCCTGAAGGTTTTAGCTACAGCGGCAGCAGTCTGAAGATCAGACCCAACGTTGCTGTAGTGAGTTATCTCGATTTGAACCTACGGGATACGGCTTTTGAGGTGGTCGAGGACACCGATTCCATTGCCAAGTACGGCGTGGTCAAGTCTGAGATCAGTGCCTTTGCCTGCACCAGTCGCGGTCAAGCCAGCAGGATTGGCAAATGGTTGCTGTATTCAGAACGTTACGAAAAGGAAATCTGCACCTTTGCATCCAGCCTTGATGCTGGTCAGCAAGTGCGACCGGGGCAAATCATCCTGATTTCAGATCCAGTTCGCGCTGGATCACGCCGCGCTGGTCGTATTGCAGCAGCAACAACTACCACGATCACGGTTGACAATTCTGCCGATACTGATCTCAGTATTGCAGGCGGCTCAATACTCAGCGTGATCCTGCCTGATGGCAGTGTAGAACAACGTGAAGTTTCTACCGTTGCGGACAGTGTAATTACGTTGCAAGCTGCATTAAGTGATACGCCCAACGCCAACAGCATTTGGATCCTTGAAAGTCCATCACTTCAAGCATCCACCTGGCGCGTAATCAGCATTGCCGAACAGGATGGCATCAACTATGGCATTACAGCTATCGCATACAACGAAAGCAAGTATGCCTACATTGAAGATGGCGTACCACTTGAATTTAGGGATACAACAAACCTGAACGAAATCCCTGCACAGCCAACTGAACTAGCAGTTATTAGTACTTTTCAATTTGGCGGGGGATCAAGTCCAGAAGTCCAGTACGAACTTAATGGGCGCATTGCTGTCAAGATTACATTCGGCTGGCTTGGACCGCAGGGGATTAAGAAATTCCGCGTTAAATATCGCCACGAGGATGATAACTTCACCACCGTCATGGTTCAAGGTACGACATTCGATATTCTTGATGCCAAGGTTGGTAGCTACCAGATTCAGGTAAGTAGTGTCAGCTCATCTGAGATTTTGTTTAGTGAGCCAGCACTGGCTGAGTACACGGTTGCTGGTCTTGGTGCTGCACCATCAAATGTAGAAAACCTAAGTGCTATTGCAACCGGCGAGGACATGGTGATTCTTACCTGGAAACAGGCACCAGAACTTGATGTGCAGGTTGGTGGCCGTGTCATCATCCGTCACGATCCCAGGGCGATTGGTAGCGCTGACTGGAACAGCAGCAATGATGTTGTGCAGGCGGTCGCTGGTAGCTCCACGCAAAAACAAGTGCCACTTTTGCCTGGCACTTACTTTTTGAAGTTTGAAGACTTTCTTGGCAATCGTTCGACAATTGCCACTGGCGTTGAAGTAACATTGCCAGAACCTGAATCACGGGTTACCGCAAAAGAATGGGCAGAACAAAGCCTTGCCACGCCGTTTAGCGGAACAAAAACCAACTGTGCGTATGACGCTGGTGAAACAGCTCTTGTGCTTACACCAGACATTTACGTTGCACCAGATTATTGGGAAACAATTTATTGCGTAGGCGATTGCGGTGCCGAATATCAATTTAGTCAAACATTTGACCTTGGCGCTTCCTACGACTTCAGGATTAGGCGGTATATCGTCAGCCGTCCACTTGTTTTTTCAGAGTTGTTTGATGCGATAAGTGGCGATTTTGATGCACAATCTGGCTTCTTTGATGGCACGGTTGCTGATCAGATCAATGTCGCAACCTATGTCCGCGTCACAGCAGACGACCCCTCTGGATCCCCGACTTGGGGGCCATGGACTGAGTTCACAAGCGGCATGATCCGTGGTCGTGGCGTCCAGGTGAAGGCCATCTTCACCACAGAAACAGAACTGATTGGTGTTGCAATTGATGAACTTGGCGCCGAACTGGAGTTGACTCGCCGTGTGACCACAAGCCTGAACACTCTGACCAGTAGCAGCAGTGCCGTCACTTCGATCACATTCCCGAACGCTTTCTATAAAGCTGTGACCGTTGGCGATCCGTACTACACCCTGCTACCTAGCGTTGGTGTTACGGCATTGTCAATTGGAGCCAATACCCACGCCGAAATCACAAACCTAACCCGCACTGGCTTTAACGTTGAATTTCTGCAAGGCGGCAGCAGACAGGTGGTAAACTTCACCTACAATGCCGTTGGCTACGGACGTGCCTTCTAATGGCTCAATCTGATCAAGTAGTCCAAAACGCAACGTTTCCAAGCGTTCGTGCGGACATTAACGACAACCTGGCCGCGCTGTACAGCCAAAGCAGCGGCAATAGCGCACCGAGCGTAACGGTTGCATTTCAACCTTGGGTGGATACCAGCAGCAGTCCACCAGTCTGGAAGGTACGCAACAGTTCCAATAGTGCTTGGATCACGGTTGGCGTGCTGGATCCTGCTGGTTTCAATGCTGGTGGCATCACACAAATTGTTAACGGCGGCACTGGCGCCACAACAGCAACGGCAGCCTTAACGGCATTACTACCTAGTCAAAGCAGCAATACAGGCAAGGCACTGATTACTAATGGCACTCTCGCCTCGTGGGATGTTGTGGCAGCTGGTGCATCGCTTCAAACATTTACGGCCAATGCCACTTACACACCAACCGCTGGTAAGACCACATTTTTGGTAATACTTACTGGCGGTGGCGGTGGTAGTAGTGGCTGCTCCACGGCTTTCAGTGGCAGCAGTTCTAGTAACGGTGGAGGAGCTGGTGGTACAGCAATACGTTTGTTTAATACTACTGAATTGGGATCTTCAGCATCTATCACCATAGGTGGCGGAGGGGGTGGGGGTGCTGCTGGAAATCCTCCTAGCGCAGGAGCTACTGGCGGAACCAGCAGCTTTGTAACTACTGGATCTGGGGGAACCATTACCGCTACAGGTGGTGGTGGTGCTGCTACTAGTGGTGGCGGTGGCGGTGGCGGCGGTGCAAGTGGTTCTAACGTTTTAGGATTAGAAGGCGGAAAAGGTTCTTTTGCTACTATTGCTTCCGTGGGGGGTATTTCCTTTTGGGGTGGTAGTTATGGCAGAGGAGGCAATGGTTCAAGCTCACTAGGTGGGTCAGGTGGCGCAGGCGTTCAAGGTCTTTGTTTCATCCTTGAGTGGTAACTGAAATGAATACCTACGCAGTTATTGACACAACAACCACTGTTATCAACATCGTTGTATGGGATGGCAAACCTCCATGGGCACCACCAGAAAGTTGTATTGCTGTTGCAATTTCAGAGGGTAGCAACGCTGGAATCGGCTGGACTTACGTTGACGGTGAGTTCATCGCACCACCCGAGCCTGAGGTGACTGAGTAATGGCAGTACGCGCAAAGGCTGGCGCATCCAAAATTGAACACCAGCCAGGTCCACCGAAATTGACCAACCAAGGTCAAGGCAAGCGATCACGCCCCAACCATGGCCGCAAGAAACTACGTGGCCAAGGTAAAGGCTAGAATGCTGCCATGGCTATAGCACCAGGCACATACAACATCAGCCTGCAACGCCGGGCGGATTACAACGTCACGCTGCAATTCAAAGACAGTACTGGCGCTGGCATTAACTTGACCAATTGGACGGTTGAAGCACAAGTCTGGAATCAAGGTCGCAGTACCAAATATGCCGATTTTGCCGTTACCTATACCAACCGGGCCACTGGAACAGTTGCCATTGCATTGACCGATACGCAGACAACCTTGTTCCCAGACGAGGCATACTACGACGTGCTTCTTACCAATTCAGGTGGGTTAAAGGAATACTATCTTGAAGGCATTATGTACGTTTCCGAGGGGTACACAGCGTGACCAGCGTAAACATTAGTGCCGTAACCAATACTGTTACGGTCACCGAAGGTGATACAACTGTTGTTTCTGTCATTACAGCTGGTCCTCAGGGTGCCATTGGTATAACAGGCCCTACTGGATTACAAGGACCTACTGGTCCAACTGGACCACAGGGTGCGACTGGTCCCACTGGGATTACTGGTGCCACCGGACCTCAAGGCAGTACTGGTGCAACAGGTCCGACTGGTGTTACTGGTGTTCAAGGTGCAACAGGTCCTCAAGGTTCCACAGGTGCTTTTGGTGTAACTGGAGTTACAGGTCCCCAAGGTTCAACAGGTCCCCAAGGCATTACTGGTCCCACAGGCGTCACTGGCCCCACTGGACTTCAGGGTCCGACTGGTCCTCAAGGCGCCACCGGTTTGGTTGGTACTACTGGTCCTACTGGCGCACAAGGCGTTACTGGACCCCAAGGATCTACTGGTATTCAAGGCGCCACTGGAATTCAAGGTAATACAGGTTCTACTGGTCCAACCGGCATTGGCATCACTGGTGCTACTGGTGTAGCAGGTCCATCTGGAGCTACTGGCCCGCAAGGTTATTCATCCAGTCTTTTTCGTTATCAAGCAAACACAGCAATTACCACTGGGTATCCAGGAAATGGGAACATTATCTGGAACACCGCAACTCAAATCAGTGCAACGCAAATAAACATTAGTCACTTGACAAATGATTCAATTGATGTTGACATCTTTTTGGCACAACTTATACAAACAGAAATAGTTACAATTCAAGACCAAAATAGCAGTACCAATTACCAGACATGGCGCATTAGTGGCACACCAACAAATACCAATCCTGGCACGTCAACCAGTTATTGGACGTTTCCAGTCACATTAACTGGATCAAGCGGAACAGGGACAACTAATTTTGCTAATAATCATAATTTGTTTGCTGCATTGGTAAATGGTGCAGAAGGCGCCACCGGTCCAACTGGTGCCAGTGGTGTAGTCGGCCCCACTGGTGCTTCTGGTGTTCAGGGAGTAACAGGCCCCACTGGTGCTACAGGCGTAGGAATTACAGGTGCTACAGGTGTTGTAGGACCTACTGGTGCCACCGGAGTCCAGGGAACCACCGGCCCTGTTGGCGCAACTGGAGTCGTAGGACCTTCTGGTGTAACTGGTGCAACAGGCGCCACTGGCGTAGGCATTACTGGCGCTACCGGCATTGAAGGTGCCACTGGCATTACGGGCGCCACTGGTGTAGGTATTACAGGTGCTACAGGTGTTCAAGGACCAGAAGGCGCCACTGGTGCCACTGGTGCCACTGGAGTTTTGGGACCTACAGGTGCAACAGGTATTCAAGGTGCCACTGGACCTCAAGGCACCACAGGACCCACTGGTGTTGGCATCACTGGCGCTACAGGTGTTGTAGGTGCAACTGGAATACAAGGATCCACTGGTCCGAATGGTGGCACGGACATTGTTTTAGATACAACGCCAGAACTTGGTGGAAACTTAGATGTTTTAGCCAGAAACATTTACAGTTCCACGGGCAACGTTTACGTCAATGACATCCTGGAGGTGAACAGCGGTTCCGCTGCAACGCCTGCCATCACCTTCAATGGTGACGTCAACACAGGACTATTTCGAGTTGCTGCTGAAACTATCGGCTTCACGACCAACGGCACAGCCAAGGCCACGATTGACGACACGACGGCCCCGATCAAGGAGATCTTCAGCAGCGTCTATTACCCGATTGCAACGCAGGTTGAC